ATATGGTAGAGCTCTTGTTTCTATAATTCTTCGAATTTCAGAATCTGGTAGAACTTTAGGAAGTGCACAACCGACTGTTATTTCATTTTGAATAAAGTCAATTAACTCTTCACAAGTTAATCCATTGTTATATGGTACATAATCAGACATAATCTTTAATTGATTTTATTTATATATTAAATCAACAAACCAACTTAGATTACCGCTCTATAAATAATAAAATATAATTTTATTAATGAAGACAATCGGACTCTGCATGATAGTTAAAAATGAGGCACACGTTATAGAAAGATGTCTCGAATCAGTTAAAAGACTTTTAGATTATGTCTTAATTGTTGATACCGGATCTGATGATGGAACACCGCAAGTAATATACAATTGGTTAAACTCTAATAATATTAAAGGTGAGGTTGTTATAGAACCTTGGAAAAACTTCGCATATAATAGGACATTTGCTCTAAAAAAACTAAGAGAGCAAGATTGGATTGATTATGCTTTAATGATAGATGCTGATGAGATATTAGTATTTGATGATAATTTTAATACTGAAGATTTTAAATTAAATCTTTGGGCAGAAATATATGATATTGTCACAAATATGGGCGGTTTTATTTATAATAGACCTACATTGACTTCAAATAGAAGAAACTCAAGATATGAAGGTGTAGTTCATGAGTTTTTATCTTTTGAAGATGGTGCTGGATCAAGAGATACTGCAAAGGGTTTTTATAATTATCCGATACAAGATTCTGCTAGAAATAGAAGTTCTAATAAGTTTTTAAAAGATGCTGAGTTATTAGAAGAAGCTCTTAAAGATGATATTAGTGATTGGTTTAGATCCAGATATACATTTTACCTAGCTCAGTGCTATAGAGATGGTGGTAAATCTGAACTTGCTTTAGAAAATTACCTAATAAGAGCAGAACAAGGATTTTGGAATGAGGAAGTCTATATGAGTCTTTACTCCGCTGCTGGACTAATGAAAAGTTTGAACTATTCAAAAGAGCAAATACTACAAACATATATGAAGGCATATGAATCATGTCCACATAGAGCTGAGTCTTTACACGGTGCTATAAATTTTTGTAGGTTAAATGGTATGAATCAACAAGGATATATTATAGGAAAACATGCACTAGATATTAAAATTCCCGAGGGATCTCTTTTTGTTGAAAAATGGGTATATGACTATGCAATACTTGATGAATTTTCAATAGTTTCATTTTGGGCAGGACACTTTGAAGATTCTAAAATAGCATGTGAAAAACTACTTTCAGAAGGAAAAATGCCTGAACATTATACTGAAAGAGTTAAATCTAACCTACAATTTGCATTAGATAGATTGTCCTAAGAAAAATTAGGACAATCTTTTAAAGAATTTAGTAATTCCTTCTCTTGTGTATTTATAGATTGTGGTATTTTGATGTTTATCTTTATAAACAAATCACCAACTTGGCCATTATAGTTTAAATCTGGCACACCTTTTCCCTGAATTCTTATTACTTTACCATGTGTTGTTCCTGGTTGAATATGAAATCTTAACTCTCCATTCGGAGTTTTAATCTGTAATTCTTTTCCAAGTATGGCCTCAATAATACTAATATGTTGGTCATATACTAAGTTATTATTTTCTCGTTTAAAACTTGTATCTGGTATTTCTTCAATGAAAATATGTAAATCACCTGGTTGACCATTTTTAGTCCAATTTCCTTGTCCCTGCATGTTAAAATTAACACCATTCACAGCACCTTTTGGTATTTTAATATCAATATTTTCTTCATTTGGAACAGTTCCTTGACCTCTACAATTGTTACAATTTGTTCTGGTTATCTGTCCGTTTCCACCACAAGAGTTACAGCTTACTATTTGTTGTATTTGACCAAATGGTGTGTTTTGAACAACTCTTCTTTGACCAGTTCCTTGACACATTCCACAATTTGTTAGATCTTTACCACCGTGACCATCACAGGTATTACACTTAACTTGTCGAATGTATTTTAGCTTTTTATCAACACCACTGATAATATCATTTAGTGATATTGAAATTTTAATTCTAAGATCTGAACCTTTACGAACTTGTCTTTTATTTGAGTTTCCAAAGTTGAAAAAATCTCCAAACCTTGAAAAGATATCATCCATTCCAAATCCACCAAATGGATTTCCTTGATTGCCACCTACTGATCCATAAGTATCATACTCTTGTTTTTTTTGTGGATCCGACAGTACATCAAATGCCTCAGCACATTCTTTAAACTTTTCTTCAGCTGCAGAGTCTCCTGGATTTTTATCGGGATGATATTTCATCGCCATTTTTCTGTATGACTTTTTAATTTCATCAGCTGATGAACCTCTATCAACTTCAAGTATTTGGTAATAATCTTTACTCATATTTAGAATTCTCTTTTTATTTTTAATTTAACAAAAACCATACCATTTAAATGCTTAAATGTCTGGATAACTTTATATCTCTCATTTCTTTTTGTATCTCATCAACAGGAACAGATGCAACATAGCTAACTTTAGATCCAATATAATCTTCAACTATCAATGTTAAAATTTCAGAATTAGTATCAAGATTTTCAAAATCATTTAACTTGGTATAATTTTTTAAAAATTTATTTGATAGAAATTCTAAAAACTCTCTTAAATTAAACTGTAATTGATATAGCTCTAATCTATTTTGGTAATTACTTGTTGAGAAAATTCCAGGTGTATTAATAAAAAATTTAGAATATGCTCTTCTTAGTGTTGGTAAAACATATTCAATCACAATATTTGAATCAACATCTTTCTTTTCAAAGAAAATAGGATCAGTGAATAAATCATAGTGTAAAGTTGTGGTGTATTTAAATAAATCTTTAAGATGTTTAATATCTTCTGGTTTATTCACTCCACCGCACAATGTGTTATAAAGAACTTCATTGTCTAAATCTGCTAATGATTTAAAGTCTACACTCATTTTGATAAAATAACTTTTGGATATCTAAATGGTTTACCATTTATAGAATATCCCTTTGAAACAACATCAATTATTTTTTCTTCACCAGTCTCTAACATTGAAACTACTTCGTGTAGGTCAGAATCATACGTTTCTGTTTGAATCTCCTCAATTCCCTGATTTTTCAAAAAGTTATGAACTTTGTTAAGGATAATATTAATTCCCTCAGACTCACCTATTGACTTTTTAGCAATATGTAAATCACTATCCAAATCAAGAATTGAATTTAACATTTTAGCTTTGGTGTTAAGAACCAATTCGTCTTTTTCTTTTTGAACACGTTTTTTATAGTTTTCAAATTCGGCATAGAGTCTCATATATGAGTCTTTTGATTTAATCTCAGCATACTCATCCATTATCTCATTTAAAACGAATTCACCCGCTTCGTCGTGAATAATTTTGAACTTCTTATTATCTTCACCAAGAAGTTTCTTTTCTCTTAAAAATTCTACTGTATCCATATTAATAATTAAATGAAAGTAATTTTTTTACGTTATTTGAAACAACAAATTCATAAGTACCAAATTGATCTGATACTTTCTGAACATCTAATTTTTCTATTTTTATTTTAAAGTCGTCAATATAATCGACTAATTCTGATAAGGATTGTTTATATACACTATTTGGAATCCAATAATCTGGAAACTTATCTAAGAACTTGTCTACAAAAATTTCTAGTGCCTTCTTTCTAATTAAAACTTGATTGTTATTATTGATTGACTTATTTGCTAAAAAGTCAACTAAATATGAATTAAATTTATGTATTAAGTTATCAGTCTCAATTACTTTTAATAATCCAACAACCAGAGCTTCTCTCTCTGACATTTCAAATTCTTTATTCTCTTTTAGTATTCTTTCTCCCTCTCTGTCAGATCCAACTACGTAGTAAACATAGTGATCCCAAAGACATCTTCGTACCAAATCTTCTGGTGTAACTTTTATATTCATTAACGGATATTATAATTTTATATTTATAAGGCTAAATAAGGAAAAAGTTGAATATTAATATCATCTGATAATTTTCAAAAAATCACATTTTTAATAAAAAAAATGTTATATATAACATATTATAAAAATAACAAAAAATAACATTTAAATGAGTTGAAAGACCTTATCCAAACAGAGGTTGACACACCTGACGGTGTTGGCCTCCTTGAACAAATTTACGTGACTGAACTTGGTCATGTTATGGCAAGAATTTATTACAGAAAAAAAGGTATCTGGATAAATAAAAAAATTACATCTCTCAATTCACTTTTAGAAGGAACTGGAATAGTATCTACAGGTGAGTATAAGGTCAAAAAAAGTAAATTACATAAAAACAATTATGGCTGACTGACAAATCAACTTCAAAATTTAATATATAAATAAAATTATTTAACTATTAAATGATTAGTTATTCAGAATATTTACTTGAAAAAAAGCTAGAAAAACTCTTTGAGTCTAATATTAAATTCTCAAAGAGTTTTTTGGGCGCATTAAACTCCATAGACACACCATTATCTAAAAAAATAATGTCATTACAAAATAATGATGTTGATGTTCAATATAACTATATTGATGTTACCGAAGAAAATGATAGTGTGAGTTTCACACCTGATAGAAAAGCTCAAGAAATAATAGCTGGTAAGGAAGAACTATATAGAGTAATTGATAGTGGAAGATATTTAACAAATTCTGAAAGAAATCAACATATCTATGATAGATTAAATCACGAAAGACCTAAAGATGTCTATCAACCAGAGGTTGGAACGGTAGGTAAGGTATTAGGAGAAACAACTGGAACAACTGGTAAAATTTACTGCCTTTTTGAGTGTACGAATGAAGGTGGTGATAAAGGTAAAAGAACAATTATAAATAAAGAAGCCTTAGAATCTTATGATGCTAGCTTTGATAAAGTTTGGATAACAAGTAGAAATAAGATAAAAATAGGAAGAGTTATTAGAGCTCTTCTTAGAGCATCTGGTATTCAATCAAATGATGCAGAAATTGAAAAATTTGTAAATCAATACAAGTCTACAATTGATATTATCAATGATGCGTTCAATAAATTTGATGTTGTTAAGGCTTTTGATATTTTACACTGGTATAATTATGAAAATTATACTTATGGTTCAGGTAAAGGAACTTTAGGAAATTCTTGCATGGCAGATGTTCCAGATTCTTGGCTCTATATTTATAGATCTAATCCAGATGTTTGTAATTTAGTTATACTATATGATGAAAGTGGTAAAATTACAGATGGTAAATATAAATCTAGTAAGATAATAGGAAGAGCTCTTCTTTGGACAACAAGAGATGGTTATAAATTCATGGATAGGATTTACACAGCAAAAGATAGTGATATTGATTTATTCAAAAAATTTGCAGATAGAAATGATTGGTGGAGTAAAAAAAGTCAAAACTCAGGAAGTAGTTTTATGATCGAAAAGGGGAATGAATCGAAAAGTAATCCAGTTATAATTGTGGATTTACAAAAATGGGATGATGAATTCCCATACCTTGATTCTCTTATGTATTTCAACAATGGAACAGGTGAGTTATCAAACGATGGTGATTCTATAAAAGCAGATTATATGCTACAGAGTACAAGTGGTAGTTATGATAATATATCAGATGAAGACTATTAAAAATAAAAAAACCCACTCAATTTGAGTGGGTTTTTTTTTATTTAACTTCTTCAAAGTTAACATCTTCAGCTTGTGGTTGACCACTATCTGGTTGAGGATCTTGAGAAACTTGTGAATATAAATTAGTACTAATTCTATTCCAAGATTCATTTAGTTTTTCCATCTCAGAATCAATCTTAATAGTATCTTGATCTTTATGAGCTATTCTCAAGTCATTTAAAATTGAGTTTAACTCAGTCTTATCATCCTCAGTCAATTTCTCATCAAACTCTTTAATTTGTTTTTCTGTTTGGAAAATCATATTATCAGCTTGATTTAATTTCTCCACTTTTTCTTTTTCAATTCTATCAGAATCAGCATTTGCCTCAGCTTCAGCTTTCATTCTTTCAATTTCTTCTTTAGAAAGTTGAGATCCACCTTCAATTCGGATTTTATTCTCTTTACCAGTTGCCTGGTCTTTTGCAGTTACTGAAAGTATTCCATTAGCATCAATGTCAATAGTACACTCAATTTTTGGAACACCACGAGGTGCTGACATAATTCCATCAAGATGGAATCTACCAAGTGAGCGATTGTCACGAGCCATTGGTCTCTCACCTTGTAATACGTGGATTTCTACAGATGGTTGATTATCTGAAGCTGTTGAAAATGTTTCTGACTTTCTTGTTGGAATAGTAGTATTTGCCTCAATTAACTTTGTGAATACACCACCCATAGTCTCAATACCCAATGAAAGTGGAGTAACATCAAGAAGAAGAACATCAGTGATACTACCAGTTAATACTGCCCCTTGAATAGCCGCTCCTATAGCAACAACCTCATCTGGATTTACAGACTTATTTGGCTTTTTATTGAAGCTCTTTTCAATAGCCTCTTGTATAGCTGGAATTCTTGTGGAACCACCTACTAAAATAATCTCGTCAATATCAGATGCTTTTAATTTAGCATTTGTAAGTGCGTTTTTAGCACACTTTATAGCTCTCTCTACAAGAGAAGCTGTCAATTGTTCAAATTTAGAACGTGTCATCTTCTTAACAAAGTGTAGAGGCATTCCATCTTTTGCAGTGATATAAGGAAGATTAATTTCACTTTCGGTTGTTGAACTTAATTCAATCTTAGCCTTCTCAGCCGCATCTTTCAATCTTTGAAGAGCCATTGGGTCTTTAGAAAGATCCATTGAATTTTCAGATTTAAACTCTTCAACCATCCAGTTGATAATAGCGTTGTCGAAATCGTCACCACCTAAATGAACATCACCATCGGTAGACTTTACTTCAAATACACCGTCACCGATTTCAAGTACTGATACGTCATGTGTACCACCACCACAGTCAAATACTAAGATTTTAGCATCTTTATTCTTTTTATCAAGACCATATGCCAAAGCTGCCGCAGTTGGTTCATTAATAATACGTTCAACTTCAAGACCAGCGATTTTACCAGCTTCAATAGTTGCAGTTCTTTCAGCATCTCCAAAATATGCAGGTACAGTAATAACTGCTCTTGTAACTTCATGACCAAGATAATCTTCAGCCGTTTTCTTCATCTTTTGAAGAATCATAGCTGATACTTCTTGTGGAGTATACTTACGATCATCAATTTGAACTGCTGGTACATTATTACCGGTTTTAACTACTTTATATGGTACTCTTTTGATTTCATCCGTACAGATTGAAAAATCTTTACCAATAAATCTCTTAATAGAATAAACTGTTTTTTCTGGATTAGTCACTGCTTGTCTTTTAGCAGGATCTCCGATTTTACGGTCTTTGTCAGTAAATCCAACAACTGATGGTGTTGTTCTTTTACCTTCTGAATTTGTGATTACAATTGGGTCATTTCCTTCAACTACTGCTACCGCACTGTTTGTAGTTCCCAAATCAATTCCTATAATTACGTTTTTGTTCATATAATATTTTTTTTTATAATTTGATTTTCAATTTGTATGCCAAAAATTAAAATTAGTTTATTTTACTACATTTGACATATGTATATGACAATTTGTCATACCTATTTGCAGTAGATTATTCTATTAAAAAAATAATTAAAAGTTTAAAAAGTTATCTGACTAGTGTAACTCTTCTTAGTACAAACTGTTTATTTTAAAAGAAAAAAGACACTTAAAAGTGTCTTAATTATCTTCATTTTCAGGATCTGGTTCTTGAAAGAATAGTGTTGGATCTTTCTTCTTTAAGAAATCTCTTGACTTTAACAGTCTCTCATTTTGATCTCTGACCCAATCTTTTGCGAGTTCATATGGTTCAATACCTTTAGCCATTTGCATAACATATCCAAAGTTTGGCTCCCTCTTATAGTATTTAAGAGCATACTCTTTTCTATCAGAACCCATATCAAGGAATACTTTATACGACTTCTTAATATCCTCTTCTTTATCACTAACAGACTTCTTGATAATTGAAATTATCTTGTTGATTCTCTCGTGTGCCTCTTTTTCATCTTCTGGAACTTGACCTAATATATCATCAATCTTATCATCTAAGATATAACCCACGATGATATGCTCACGATATAGATCATTTGTAAGAAGACCGTGACGCTCACAATACCAAGGAGTTTTTATTTTGAAAAAGAAATCTTTTCCATATTCGTCCTCAGTTTGAACTATCACACCTTCCTTGTCAACCTGTTTTGCATTAACTTCGATAAGTGAATCTAAGTCTTTAGAATCATCCTCAAACGGTGCAATTCTAATAGTACTTATCTTATCTAAGTGGTCTTTTATATCTAAGTGTTTTCCAGTAGAGTTATCTCTCATTCTCAAAAGAATAAGATCTTCTTCTAAGTATCTCAATACTATTCTATTCGCAGGAGATACATACTCAAAAATTGCAGTAATATTGTTATCTGTACACCAATCAACAAATTCTTTAACATCTGTTCTGGTTCTATAAACTCTATTGATACCATTAGCTTGTTCATTATCAAATCCCATTTTAGATTTACCTAAAATCTTACCATTTGGTAATTGAATATATGATGCGATAGAACCATCTTCTTTGTTATTTACAAATTTTATTTTGTAGTTTTTAACAATAGAGTATGCAGACTCTGGTACTTGATTTAAGTTAAAGAACTTTTCAAGTAACAAAAATCTTTTGTATAAAGTTCCATCTGTATTAAATACAAAAGTAAGACCTCTCATTTCATATGCTTTAACATCTGGTCTATTTTCTAATGGAGTAACAAAGTCTCGATATTGAGCAAGTCTGTAGTTAAAGACAGATATTGTATATCCATCAATTACAAATTTTGATTCATAGAATGGTGACTCCTCTCTTGAGCACATTTCAACACAATCTTCATAAGTTGGAAGATAGTGAGAAGATAAATCTTTTGATTCCTTCAAGAATTGTGAATAGTTAAATATTTTCATTTTTTATGAATTCAAATTTTGGATGCAAATATATGAAATTATCTTTTTTTTCTATATCAAAATCTTTTTTAATCATTTGTATTGCATCATCGTACAAACTTTTGTTATCTTCTATCCATTTTTCACCACCCCATATACTTCCTGGCCAGTTAAGTTTTATACCATCGTCATATAACCCAATTGAAATCTTTCCATTAAATTTAGTATTGAATATTTTCTGAATAATAATAAACTTGTTAATATTATTAATCATAAACATATCTTGAATTATAGATATTGTGTATTCCACTCCATATCCATTTTCAACACTAACTTTATCTTCATCAACTCCAATTTCATCACAGAAATTTCCTAAACATCCTAAAAAATCTTGCTGAAAATCTTTATACTCTTTAAAGTTTAAAACATTATTATTTGGTCTACTAATGTGAATTATAATTTGTTTATTACATTCTACCTGATCGACTTTTTTTCTTTGTAAGAAATTTTTTAAAGCTTGTGATATTGTTTTACCTGATTCTCCTTCTCCGTCACTATGAACAACATAATGTTCACTTCCTATTCTAGTAATCCATCCATTATCAGTTAAATCGATAAATGCGTCTCTTAGTAATTCTTCTGTTATTTTTTTCATCTCTCTATATAATCTTTGTGTACTATTGTTATGAAATGACCAACATTCCAGAAAATTCCATACGCCTGTAAATCGGCGAATGCAGAATCCATTGATTTATTTCTCGGTAGAATTTTATCAACTTGTTTACTTGTTTTTATTTTAGTATAGTCAAATATTATATACAAATCTTCTGATGATAAGTATGAGATTATATTTTTAAATTCATTTTCAAATTCATCGATATTGATGTTGTTTAAGTCAAATCTAATAGTACATCGATACTCAAATCTATCAGAGATATCACTTGGAACAGATCTCTGAATACGTTTACAGTCTACACCGTTAAGATCTCCCAAATTATTCATTAAATCTCTGATAAAATCAGATAGATAATTTACATCTAATTTTATTGGATTGTCTTTATTAGCTTTAAAAAAGTCCACAAATTTTTTAATCATATTATTTATATATTATTTTTTAAAAAAACATTTAGAATTTTAAATAAATAACAGTTGGTAATTTACTTCTAAAAATAGATTAATATATAATTTATGATAGACTATAAGAAGGAAATAATACCTATAATTAAGTGGTTGGCAATAGACCTATTTGAGGTTGTATTTGACATTCAACTAGTGAATGGTTTATTATTTAATACAATTGAATGGAGAAAAGATAAGGATAAAGTCTATCTTCATAAAATTGTTGATGATTTAGATTATCAGTTTGATTTTGATGATTTTGATGAGGAAACTAAAAAAGAAATCTATTACTTTTTAGTAAGAAATTTTCTCAACTAGTATATCTATTTTTAGCTTTGTCAGCTAAATATGCTTTTAGATCCTCGTATGTAACTGCACCTGGATTTGATTTCAGTATATCAGCATCTCCCTCTTTTTTAACCTCAATCTTTTTATCTTCAGCTTCTTTTATTCTCTCATCATATTGAGTTTCAACTGTTTTTAATAAGTGTCCAAGATAGAAATCTATTCCTTTCTCTTTTACCATTTTCTGATCAAAATTAAATATAAACTCTTCTTGATTATAATATAAAGCGATAACGTCCTCATTAATATAATAATCTAGATAGACAATTATATCTCCTAAATTACCTTGCATTTGAATGTTAGTTTTATATGTTGTGTTATAAAAGAATCCAAACTTATCTTTTTCGTTGTATCTTCTTTGACCGTTATGTTCAACGGTGGTGACTAATCCTAAACTTTGTTTCCAATATTTGGACTTTTTTATTTCATTTACTAATGACGATCTAGTGACTATATTATACATAAATATATTTATTAGAGATATTTAAGTTCCTATTCAGTTTCTATCTCTAATTTTTCTTGATCTCCGCCAAACTCCTCATCAAGTTCAATTTTTAAGTCGATAATCATATTTTCATCAACACTATTGATTTCAACATTTTTATTTATTTGACCAACGAGCTCAAGACCTTTTTCAATATCATATTTTTTAAATTTTATGAAACATTTTTTAATATCATTAAATGATGAATCTTTATTAGGATCTGATATTTTAGCTTCTTCTAAGGGAATTATAATTATCAAATCATATCTAAATTCTTCATCAGACATTATAAATTTAACACTGTCATTTGTTGCTGAATACTTACTAAACTCTGAACTTAATAATGAAAGTCCTAATTCTGAAAAAGATATTTCTGATTTTTTTTTATCTTTATCTTTTCCTTTTTTAAGAGCATCGCTCATTTTTATAAAATCTTCTTCGGGTTCATTATCACTTTCAACTTTTTCAAAATATGATTCTATTTTCTTCTTTAGTTTATTAAGTGCAATCTTGATATACTCTTCAGGTGTATCGTGAAGATTTTCATTAATAAAATCATTAAATTTTGTTATTTTCATTTTATTTTGTGTGTTTTTATAACCAACCTTTAAATTTAAAGTGTTTTATTTTATTATAGTAGATAGTTAAAAGTATATCTTTAATCTCTTTGATTGGATTATTTCCAGAAAATAAGAAATAAAGTCCAAAGAATAATACCGCAAGGCAATACATAACCAAATTCGCACTCCATAAGGAACCGGTTAAATCTATTAGCATCATCTGAACTGCATCGAAACCTAGAGGGTTCAGAAACATCGCTATCATTAGACACACTGTTGCTAGTCTTTTCTTTTTTTCCTTCATTATTTGATATACAACTCTCAGAGTCCATAAATTTTTTATTTTTTCAGATATAGTCCATCTCTACACATCTCTTCACTTGACTATTCTTGATATTCTATATATTATTTTATAGAATAGTACTTATCTTTTTATCTCTAATCTCTTCTTTTGTAGAGATATCTTTATATCTTAAATTCCAGGTTACTGCAAATGTTTTTACATTTAACCACTTAACCAAGGAAAAAATAGCTATAGAACCATATTCAGTCTGACTATCTAAAAATTCTTCTAATTCATTGTCTGAATTAAATGAAACCATATCGCAACTATAATTTTTAGATACTAATTGATTTCCTTCAACTTGAACTAATTGAAAAACTGGTCCTTTAACAACCATTTTGACCTTTTTTCTGAAGATATCGAAATAGTTACCGAACCATATATCAGGGTGTACAGTTGCCATCTCAACATTAGAATTATCACCGGCTCCCATTCTAATACAATTATCATATAAAATTTTCAATGAAGATACATCCAGACTATCATTAAAATAGAATTGTGGGTCTTGCTTCTCCATTTTAGAGAATAAACTTATATCAAATGACATATTTAAATATTAATTTTTTCTACTTGAATTCCAGAACTTATCAAAAAGTTAACTCCTTCAAGATCTTTGTACTCCTCTATATATACTACTCGTTGAATACCTGACTGTAGAATTGATTTAGAACAATCCTTGCAAGGTGAATGTGTTAGATATAGTGTAGCACCATCACAAGAGTGACCCCACCTAGCACACTTTAATATTGCATTTGATTCAGCGTGTATCGTATACCAATGTGTTTCCCAATTATCATTCTCGCAACAATTATCGTATCCAGATGGAGTTCCATTATAACCATCAGATATAATCATTCCGTTTTTAACTATTAGTGCTCCAACCTTTTTTCTTTCACATTGTGAAAGTTCTGACCATTCCTTTGCCATTTTTAAGTAGGCAATATCATATCTTAATTGTTTATCCATATTAAGTAGTTGATTTATTTTTTTATCTCTTTCTTCTTTTTTTCTCTCAGGATTGAAAATTTTATCCATCGCACTTGATACCGCAGAAGATGTTATAATCCAGTTTGATCCAGATTGTCTCGTCTTCATATTAATAATATTCGAAGCCTTTATTATCTTATCAAGTAATTCTTTATCTTTCATTCTACAGACCAGTCTTTTGGTAAAAAATTACAATCATTATTTTCAATAAAGTGTCTTCTCCAAGAAGTCATAAATCCTTTAATATCATCAATTTTAGAAACTACTATTTCTCCGTGTGTTTTATTAGAGTATTTAACTTCTATGTTGAGTAGTCTATGTAACCGTGATTTATGTAATTTTTTAATACCTAAAATATCTTTTATTTGATTCTTAATTTCAACCTTTCTATTTTCTGGCATTACACTCTCAAAGTTTATTAAAGAATTAGCTAACTTTCTCGCCTTTATAATTTCTTTATTATCAATTGACTCTCCGTTTATTGGAGCTTTATAAATTATTGATAATTGTGTTTTGTAGTCATCAGCTTTTCTTTCATACTTGTCGTGACAATGTACACAGACAGAAAGAACATCATGAAAATTGTGCGACTTTATTTCAAGTGGAAAGTATTTCCTATAACAGTGAGGCACAACATGATGTCTTGTTAAAAATTCATTTGTACCACAAACAACACAGATATTTAACATCTCTGTTAATCCATAACTTCTTTGATGATTTCCTAATCCATTAGGTATGAAATTAAGCTTTACAATCTTAGGATCATTATTAATAATATCACCAAGATTTCTTTTAACATACCACATTGCCTTCTTCTCATCACATCTAAACATGAGAATTCCATCTGGAGATTGTACCTGCCAGTTACCGTATATTTTACGGTCCTTTGGTATGACTCCACCAAAAATTGCCATAATTAAGCTCTTTCTACTTGGAAGAAGTCTAACTCAACCATAGTTGGTCTACTGAAGATGAGAACTTCAACTTTCAATTTCTTCCTATCCTCATCAATGCTGTATACATTACCTTTAAATGTAGTGAATGCTCCATCGATAACTTTAACCTCTTCTCCAACTGAGAACAAAGTAGTATCAGGTGTTAAACTATCATTAGTTTCTTGATCATTAAGCATTCTCTTAACCTCCCATTCTTGTAGTGGTGAAACATCTCCACTTTTGGTTCTAACAAATCCAGCAGAACCTCTGATTCCTTTTAAGAAGTTATTTACTTCACCAACATGTGATGTTTGAATAAACAGGTATCCTGGATATAAAATTCTTTCCTTAGCAATTTTTTTACCATTTTTTACACTGAATACTTTTTCAGTGGGTATGATTGTTCTACCTAGAATATCAGTTAAACCTTCTCTAGTTAGTTCTAAACCTAATTTCTCTAAAACAGATTTTTCTCTGTTATTTTGAGTACGGATAGCGTACCAATTCATTTTTTCTGCCATATTATTTAACTTTTGTTTTATAAAATTTCAATTCTTCTTCAATAAAGTCTGGGTATTTATCAATCAGAAAATTCAAGTCATCTTCTTTATTGAGTTGTAACTTTGTCATCAATAAATTAAAGTCTTTACTATCTAAGGATGATTTATCAACTTTACCACTTTTACTCCAAAACCAATTAGGATATGGTTTATCTAACATAAAATAGTACCACAGATCTAAACTGGATGATTTATCAACATTTTTATTATTTAAAAACTGAGCATTTGTTGGATATTTTTTTGAAAAATATCTATTGAAGATAAAAAAGAACTTTTCTTTATCCTCAATAGATATGTTTTTCCAATCTTTTTTATTTCTAAAAAGAGCGTTAGCTACATCAATTAGTTCAGCCATTTTAAATTTTACTATAAACTTGATTCATATTATTAATAATTTCATCTGGAAAGTTGTGTACTCTTAGATCTATTAACTTCATATTTTGGTTTATCTTATCAACTATATGGTCTATATTAGTCTTAGATATTTTCTTCTTTTCACAAATAATATCAGCAATATTTTCAAATAAATCTGGATCTTGTAAAGAAGGATCTCCAAATTCTGATAAGTATGTCTCATAAATAGATTGAGCTCCCTTAGCACCAATTCCTCTAATTTTACCAGACTTTGTGCTGTGATATACAGATTGAATATTATCACTAATATCACCTGATATTACTTTTATCAACAATGATTGAATACTATTAATCTCATTAAGATTATACTTATTAATAAATCTGTTCATAAGATTAATAAACTCTTGATTATCATTTAAATCAAAAATATCATTATTATTTTTATTTCCAACCTTATTCAGAAAAATTTGATAATTACTAGGTAAGAATATCTTTTCTTGGTTATACATTTCATTACTCATGAAATTTATCCATTCTGCGTCTAAATCAAATCTAATTAGTTGTTTAATATCATAATCATTTGATACTATAAAGTTAGACTGTCCTTTTTCATTATTCTTCTGAACTAAAAATGATATCCAATCATCTCCTTCAATTCTTGGGCTTTCTAAAAGTTTTACACCTCTTAGTGATGATTTAAATTCATCATAAGCTTTATAAACAAATCCCCAATCAATATCTGAATCTTTTTTTCTAGTTGCCTTATAGCTTGAGTTTAAATTCTTTCTCCAGGATTTCTCTTTAGAATCTGATACAACATAAATAGTACAAAAAGGATACATCTTTTTATAATTACCAATAGAATTTTCTAATGATTGTGTTAGTGCACCATAAAGTAAATTATTTTTATGTAGAGTAAAAACTAGTCTCGAAAGTATGTAATTTCCATCAATTATACAGTTTAATAACATTAAAAATTATTATTTTTTATTTATAGTT